GCCGCAGGCGGGCGTTCGGGCGCTGGGCGATCGCGTCAACGCCCTGACCAATACCTTTGGCGGCAAGGCGGCGAACGTCACGGACATCATCACGCGAATCGGTCCGCTGGGCAAGGTCGCGGGCCTCGCCGCGCCGCAGATCGCCGCGCTTGGCTCGACCCTCGACAGCATCGGCGTACCCAGCGAAGTGGCGGCGACCGGCATCAAGAACACGATGCTGGCGCTGACCAAGGGCGAAGCGGCGACCAAATCGCAGGTCGCCGCCTATGAATCGTTGGGGCTGTCTGCGACCGACGTCGCCAAACGGATGCAGAAGGATGCGACAGGCGCGATCGTCGATGTGATGGAGCGGATCGGAAAGCTGGACGCGGAAAAGCAGTCGGGGATTCTGACCCAGCTTTTTGGCTCTGAAAGCGTATCGGCGATTGCGCCGATGTTGACCAACCTCGACGGTCTCAAAGCCCGCCTCGATCTGGTCGCCGATGCCGGGCAAACTGCTGGGTCGATGCACGCAGAGTTTTTGAACCGGATTGCCACGTCCGAAGGCGCGACGGGATTGGCCGGTAATGCGCTGTCCAATCTTAACATCACCATGGGCAAATCCCTGCTGCCCACCGTGGTCGCGGTGTCGGAAAAGGTGCGCGAAGCCTCCAGCGCCATGCGCGGGTGGGCGCAGGAACACCCCGGCGTGGCCAAGGGCATCATGCTGTTCCTGGGCGTGGGCGCCGGGCTGCTGATCCTCCTGGGCGGTCTGGCGCTGGGTTTCGCCGCCGTGACGGCAGCCGCCGCGCCGCTCGGCATTGCGCTTGGGCCTTTGCTGGCCATTGTCGCCGCCGTGGCCGCCGTCGCCGCAGCGGGCTATCTCCTGTATCAGAATTGGGACAGTATCGCGCCCATCTTTGCGCCGATCACGGCGGCGATGAGCGGCATGTTCGCCAAGATATCAGGTGCTGCATCGAAATTCGGCGAACTGCTCGGCATCCTGTGGGATGGACCGCTTGGCACGCGGATCAAGATCGTCATGACGCTGGTGCAGGAACTGGCGGCGATCGTCGTTGGCGCGATCGGCGGCACCATCATGGCGGTCATCAACGCGCTAGTCGGTGTCGTCGGGGCGGCTTTCGATTTTATCGGTCATGCCGTTGGCTTGGTCGCGGCTATTCTCACCGGCGACTTTGCGGGCGCGTGGACCGCGCTGAAGGGCATATTTCACGCGGGCGTGGATGCCATCGCTGCGATCTTGAAAGGGCTATGGGGCGTTTTCAAGGCGATCGGCGGCGCAATCATCGACGGCATTATCGCCGGGATCCGCGCCGGATGGTCCGCGATCAAGGCAATGGTCAGCGAACTGGCCAATTTGCTGCCGGAATGGACCCGCAAGCTGCTGGGCATCCATTCGCCCTCCCGCGTCTTTGCGAAAATTGGCGGGCATATCATGGGCGGCCTTGATCAAGGGCTGTCCGACAATGCCACCGGCCCATTGAAGCAGATGGAGAAGGTCGCCGATAGCATGACATCTGTCATGGCAGGCGCAACCATAGCGCCACCGGTCCTGCCCAAACTGTCGGCACCGCGCGCCGATCCGGTCGAGCCGCAGCCTCGCCTTGATCGGGCGACATCGATTCCCGCGCCGGTCATAGCACCGATCGACATGCCTGCCATCAGCGCCCCGCAGTTGCAGGCGGCGGACATGCCGACGCTCGACCCCTTGCAGGTGCAAATGCCGGACATCGCGCCGATCGAAGTATCGGTGTCGCTGCCGTCACAGCCTATCGAATGGCCGATCGCTCAACCGGTGGCACCAACTCCACAGACGATATCGTTTGAAGCGCCCACGCTGCGATTGGAACAACCGCGGGAATGGCCGATCGTTCGCTCTCCCCTTGAAGCCATCTCACCGATGCCAGTGCCATCTGCGATCGATCACGCGCCCGCGCCCCGGTCGGAAGAACCGCGTGAATGGCCGATGGTTCGTTCCCCCCTTGAAGCTGTGCCGCCGATGCGGTCCCAGCCTGCTACCGCGCCGGTATGGCCTGCGCCGCCACTATCGACAGTCTCGATTGACGCACAGCCCCCGCGCTCGGAAGGGCCGCTTAACTGGCCGATCGTCCGTCCTGTTTTCGAGATCATGGCACCACAGGCAGCCCCCATACTGCAACCGGACAAAGCTGATACGCTGTCGATCATCCCGCGCATCATCGACAGCGCGGCAGCGATCGGGCGCGCTTTGACTATTGGCGCTGCCAGTGCGGGGGTCGTCGCCGCCCCTGCCGTCGCCGCATTAGATGGGCCGGTAGCAGCGCGCGCCGCACCGCCACGCGAAGCCAACTATTACATCACCGTCCACGCGGGCGGCGGCGCGGATGCCCAAGACATAGCGGCCAAGGTGCGTGAGGAACTGGAAAGGATCGAACGCGAGAAGCGCGGACGCGGCTTCCACGACGAAGATTGAGGAGACATCATGCGTATCAAGGTCGGAAATAACTGGTTCCAGTGCGAGCCGGACCAACCGATCGCGGTCGAGTTGACGGCGCAGGACCGGAGCAACATCGCGGATATGGCGCACAGCGCCACACGATATGCCTGCTTCCATGACGCTGACAAAGATCAGGCGGTCGAAAGCAAGATGGCTTGGTTGTCCGAATAGAGGTCTGCCGCATGTATCTCATGGCCCTTGGCATGTTCGTCTTCGAACTGCCTTCCCTCGCGTTTGACGAACTCCAGCGGAAAACCGACTGGCAGCACGCCCGCGCTCAGCGCGTGGGCGCGCGCGAAGCCACCCAGTATGTTGGCCCCGGCGCGGAGACGATCAGCCTGTCGGGCGCGGTCTATGCCGAAATCAGCGATGGCCGCGTGTCGCTGGACGATCTGCGCGCCATGGCTGATGAAGGGGAAGCCCTGCCGCTGGTGGCAGGGAACGGTGCCGTGTTCGGCAATTTCGTGCTGGAACGGATCGATGAACGCCATGCTGATATGCTGGCCGATGGCTCGCCGCGCCGCATTGATTTCGGCATCGATCTGCTGCGTGTGGACGACGATGCTCAGGCGGACGCCGCATGACCGCCCGCAACAACATCGCCGATTGGCGCGTGACGCTGGACGGCCAGGATCTGTCCGACCGCCTGCGCCCGCGCCTGGTCTCCCTATCCCTGTCGGAAAAGCGGGGTGATGAAGCCGACCAGCTGGATATCGTACTGACCGATCATGATGGCGGTCTGGCTATCCCGCCGGAAGGCGCGGTGCTGCAATTGCAGCTAGGTTGGAAACAGGGTCGCGACGTCGCCATCGGCTTGATCGACAAGGGCAGCTTCAAGGTGGACGACGTGTCCCATAGCGGCCCCCCCGACCAGATCACGATCCGCGCCCGCGCCGCCGACTTCACCAGCGCCATCAGGAATCGCCGCGACAAAAGCTGGAAGGATACGACGCTGGGCGCGGTGCTGCGCGATGTTGCCGGACGCAATGGCCTCACGGCCCGCATAGCGCCCGCCCTGGCGTCGATCGCGCTCAAGTCGATGACACAGAGCCGGGAAAGCGACATCGCCTTCCTGCGCCGTCTCGGGCGGGAAAATGACGCGGTCGCCACAATCAAGGACAATAACCTGATCTTTGCGGCAAAAGGCGCGGGCCAGACATCGACCGGAAAGACGCTGCCGACGCTCACTATCCGTCGCGATCAGGGCGGGACGCATAATTGGCAGCGGCAGAAACGCGACGGTCAGGCGGGCGTGACCGCCAGCTGGCACGACAAGAAAGCTGCTAAGCGCCAGACCTTTACGGTGGGCGAGGCGGAGGGCGCGAAGAAATTGAGAAAGATTTTCCCGGACGAAGCATCGGCTCGTCGCGCCGCTGTGGCCGAACGCGACCGTCTGAAACGCGCCCCGGCCACGCTCGATGTAACGCTGCCTCTAGGCCGCCCCGACGCTATGCCCGAAGCCCGCGTGAAAGTGAGCGGCTACAAGGATCAGATCGACGCCACCCCATGGCTAATCACTGAGGTGACACACCGCCTGGACACAAGCGGCGGCTATCAAGGCAGGTTGAAGATGGAGACAGCGCCGTGACGGGTGCAATCATACGAACTAACCATACCACACCATTTACAGATTAT